TACTGGGGTCCCAATAGTAGTATCGCTACTACTATCCATCCTCTTCACATCAGGAGGTTCTTCTTAACCGTGACCCGGAAATTTCCTTTTCCTTCGAAGGTTCATATTACACCTAAGAGGCGTCCACCGCTTACCGAAAACGAGCGTTACCTGAAACAATCAGGTGACAAACGTGGTCGTAAGAAGCGGAAAAAGTTCGTCCCTTATGATGTAAACATTACCCCGAGGGTAACTGAGACTACGGGTAGGGGGTCTAAGGCGAGAAAACGGAAGCTCTTATTCGAGCCTCTTAGTCTCTCTCCCGAGATCGATCCTGGTAAAGTTTACCAGGCACGAGCAAGAAGATTAGCTGCTAGTGCACTACCTGGTATTGAGAAGTTCGCTTATATGGTTTTCGGCCCTGATCATATGGCATCCTTGGCACTTGCCTTGAACCCATACGCCAGAGTCGAATTTCCTCGAGCGATCATCACCCCAGCGAATCGTACTGTGGCCCTTACTTGCATTTCATCTTCCCCACGAAGTACTCGTACTTATGTGAGGCAGAAGTCTTGCAATAATGGCCCTGATTTGTCAACGCCCAATCAGTTTGATCGGACGCCAACTCAGTGTACGACAACAACTCCCTCTGACCAAACTCTTGTGTTTCAAACACAACCGTTTATCAATGGGAGTCGCTCTGATACGACTGTTCGTACCAGACCCCTTGGTTCTAAGTTCGGAGAATTTGAACTCTTCGTTCCTAGAATCAGCTCTCCCAGCCGTCTTACGAGGGCTGAGAGTGTAAATGTATCGGAAGCTGTCGTTGGTGGCTGGAATCAAGTAGCCAACAACTACAGTGTTCAATACATGCAGGGTAAGGGACCAGGTATGTGGTTGCCTAAAGCTGATGTCGATGTTCTTAAAGCGAATGAAATAGCGTTCGCTGCCAATAAAATGGCAGTTAATGGCTTGGCCCTGATAGGTAAGGCCCTACCAACGGCTAAGAAATTTCAACTCGCCTACAACATCGCAGAACTCAAGGATCTTCCTATGACGTTGAGGAGATCCTTAGAACTGCTGATGCATCCCGCCGACCTTCTTCATTTCGAAGGGGCCGGTAACCATTACTTAAACTATAAGTTTGGATGGGATTCAACAGTTTCAGCGATTAAGCAAATGTTGCTTCTCCCTACGAAGATCGCCGATCATGTTAACTACTTGATCGCGCGAAGGGGATTAGCCACAAACTATAAATCCTCAATGAAAGGGATTTCTAGTCTGGACAGCACTCCCGTCTTCTTCTACAACTTGGCTGGTGGAGAATCGTTTAAAAGCTACGGAATAGTAACCCGTAGGGAATGGAGCCTTAGATGTGCTCTAAACCTAACAACGCATTTTCCAACAGTCGAGGTGCCTAAGCTTCGTCAAGAACTTCTTGATAAGGCTTGGGGAAGTAGCCTAGATCCGGCGGATATGTTCAATCTTATCCCGTGGACCTGGTTAATTGATTGGTTCTCTGGCATTGGCGATTATGTTCAGTTAATGAACACACTTGCCTTTGACAACAGTACCTTCAATTATGGTTTCCTCACTTATGCTTCGAGAGGTGGGGCCACTGCTACTCTAGATGTTCAGACGTCCGACTCAAAGTTTATTATCTATCAACCTCCGTTTACGATCTTTTCCGAATCAAAACCTCGGATTTGGACGCATTCGTCGGTTATAGATTTTAGATATCAGAAGAGAATTGATATCAGCGCTTTGAGCAATGTGAAGACCTATAGCAAGCCGTCAAGTTTGGCGGCTGGCCAATTAGCGATCTTGGGTGCTTCTAACGAAGTTCATCCATAGCAAGTGAGGCATGGTGCCTCGCTTGTTTACCATGGTAAGGAGCTGTTGTGCTTATTGATCCCATTACTGTAGCTGCCGCTTCCCCTACCCCTGCTCTGAATTTTTACGTCATTCGGAGTGATGGGTATGGTTCCGAAAGAAAGCATGATGGTGTGGATAAGTATTATCTCACCTTCAACCATTCTACGGCGAAGAGTGGCGATCGTCACTATATGCAAATAAAGTTGACGAAAGACGCTGTTTCTCCGTATACTGGATTGACATCTCAGCAAACTGCTTCGGTGTCTCTTGCTGTTTCGGTTCCGCCTTTTGGCTTCACTTCGGCCGATATGGTCGCTCTTGTGAAGGCATTGACGGATACGTTGGCAGATACAGACGTGACTGCAACTAAGTTCCTAAACTTCCAATCTTGAAAGAGGAGTAACAACCCCCTTCCTCGACGGAGCCTAAGAACTTCTACAGCGGCGAGCAAAAGTGCTCTCCGTAAGGAGAACATTATGCCCGTCATCTATAGAGTCATCTTTGGTACTGCCCTACTTATGGCAATGCTAAGATGCCTGTTGCATTCACTGACGGTGTTGTCTCCGATGATTACTAATTGGAAACCAACTGAGCCTGGTTCGACTCCCCCGCGGGTACTACACCGCGATGGGGACCTTGCCGGTACACTCAGTCTAATTAGTAAGATCGAAGACCTCCTTGCTTCGCACGAAAGTGAATCTCGTACGGGCAAGTAGGATATACACACCGTGGGTTCATGAGCGCGACTCGGAATTGATTACCTCTTGGAGGGTCAATGAAAAGTCCGCCCATTTTGGGACTCCTAATAAGTCTTTTGACAGACGTCAAAAGACTTGAACCTGATGTGAAAGGACTCGACCGTGATGTTATCACGATCAAGGCACGCTTCAAACACGAGGGACACGGATTCTTATCCGTGTCCCTTCCCGCTTTATGCGATTCCGTTGACTACGGACTCGCGTATGGCAGGTTCGCCTGCCCAAGCCACTTTTCACGTTGTGGCAAGGGAGCTCTCCCGAAATTGTTTTCGGGTTTGCTGTGCGAAGTGTTTGATGAAAAATCTGGATCCCTTAAAGAGAATCCCAGGATTGGGATTATTAAGTGCCTACGAGAGGCGCTTAGACTCTTTAAGAAGCTCAAACTCGGAAATGCCAGGGATAACACCCTACACATTTCTGCAGTTCGAACTTTCTGGGATGCAGAACACTGCATATCAAGGACGAGTTTCGGCCTTGAGCGCAGTGATTTGCTCTCACGTGTCGGAGGATATACTTTATCTTCGCTCAGTTCTTACGAACCAGCGAAGATACGTCCCCGACATGGTCCAGGTGCCGTTTATGAGAGAGTTGCTAGCAACCAGAAGTGGTCGCTCGCCTGTCAGGGAATTCTTGACGAATCCTTTGACATCTGTACCTACGGCCTTGACTCTGTCTTCTCTTCTTTACGAAGTGAAGCAGCGTCGAGGGTTCAGGTTTGTGATGATGGTTTATCCATCAATCATAAACCTGGACTTTCTGAAGGTTCAGGCTCTTCTCATGGGCCGTCTTTTAGCGGCTTAGCTAGGCTCGTTTCTGTGCCGAAGAACTCGACATCGAAGCGAACTATTACCGTCGAGCCCGCGTTGAATATGTTTATTCAACAAGGACTCAATACAGATCTAAGGGTAGCAATTACCCGATGCTCTGTATTAAAGCGGTGCCTAGCTTTGACCGATCAGAGCTATAATCAAGAGTTAGCTTTGATCGGCTCCCTTACTGGCGAATGGGCTACACTTGATTTATCTTCTGCGAGTGATTTGATGAGCCTTAAACTGGTTCATCTAGCATTTCAGAAGCATGAGGCTTTCTATCGCCTCATGGTCAATTGTAGATCGTCCCATGTGCATAATGAGCTTACAAGCTCAGATATGCCCCTGGCAAAGTTTGCTGGTATGGGTAACGCTCTTACGTTCCCAGTTCAAAGTGTTACATTCGCCTTGTTAGCGATATGTGCCATTTTGTTTGAAGATGGCTTCAGTAGGCCATCTCTCTGGGACGTACGGCGAACCGCTAAGCGTATCAGAGTGTACGGTGATGATATTATCGTACCCTCAAAATACGCGCATCAGGTTGCCGACTGGATCGAATCTTTCGGTCTTAAAGTCAACCGGAAGAAGTCTTTCCTTGAGGGAAACTTCAGGGAAAGCTGTGGTCTTGATGCATTCAGAGGTTACGATGTAACACCTGTTTACATTAAGAACGATCCAGGATCTGCCAAGGACCCTAGTGCCCTTGCTAGCTTAGTTGCTGCATCGAACCAAACATGGTTTAGATGCCTCTATAAGCTATCGAACGACTTGAAGTCAATTGTTGAAGAGGCCTTAGGAGGTCCTCTTCCGTGGTTGACTTGTACGTCGGGCGCTCTAGGATGGCATTCCCGCGTTGATTGTTCTGAGATCCAGCGATGGAACTCAGATCTTCAACGGCCTGAAGTAAAGGCACCGGTTCTTATCCCTCAAATGAAGAAGGATAAGATCGGCGGTTATGCCCTCTTGCTAAAATGCTTCTTAACGCCGCTAATTGAACGGCAAAAGGGGCATTCTAGTAAGTCCATTAAGAGATTCTCTTCTAGAATCTCCTGGCGGTGGGTGCCAGCGCAAGCTGGTAATTCTCAAGTTTCGCGGATTGACGCCTTAAAACGTTAATCCAAACTTTGCTCAACGAAGGTTGAGAAAGTCGAAACAAGAAATCCTCGGCAATAGTGCCGAGGTCAGGGAGTGCGGTTGCTTACTCCGATCTTGGGCTTGTAAAACCAAGACTGGTGTAATCACCACAGTTGTCTTCCGAAAGGAAGGCAACACACACTTAACTTGAGTCGAGGGGCCGTGAGCGTTTCAAAACGTTCGCAACCCTTCTGCTCTAAGTGTAAATGCAGG